TCAGCGGTCACGGCGAGCACCCCGGATCGCGAGGATGAGCGCGGCGACGCTCACCACGAGCGCGGCGATGCTGATGACCCAGATGACAGGTTCCATGATGGTGCCCCTTCGATACGATGGGAGGGTCGGCCCCGAGATGCTTCGTTCATCTCGGGGCCTTCCTCTGTCAGTCGCGGCGTCGGTTCCGTTTCGCGGTCTGCCAGAGGATTACCGCGGTGATCAAGTTGATCAGAGCGGTGAGGATGCCGATGATTTCCATCGGTTCCTCCCTCCTGCCGGACGCTTTGTCCGACCCCACAAGTGTAACACTGTGTGACACTAAAGTGCAACATCGTGTTACACATGAGTCTGGTTTCTCTACCGACTGTCCGAACTCCCGATAACATTCGGATCATTCGGCCTATGAGTCTCCTGCGCGGCCGACCACAGCCGAGAGGAACCCTCATGTCAGATCCGACCCCCGCCGCCGGATGGTACCCGGCACCGCACGCCAACAACGAACAGCGGTACTGGGATGGCACTCAATGGCTTGAGCCGCAGCCTCAGCCCACGCCAGCCACCGCCCCGGCCGACGCCTCGACGAGCGCAAGCGTCTCACCAGACGCGACGACGCCCGCCGAGACCGAAGCCCCCGCCAAGGCGAAGATGCCCGCGAAGAAGAAGTGGATCATCGGTGGATCTATCGCCGCCGGCGTGATTCTCATCGGGAGCATCGGCAGCGCCCTCGGGCTCGGCAACAAGGACGACGCACCCACGGCTGACACCAAGCCGACGACCGCCGCCGAACCCGCCGCCGAAGAGGAGGCGGCACCGAGCATCGTCGTTCCCGACGTCGTCGGCATCCCCGTGTCGGACGCGATCGTCGTGCTCACCGAGGCAGGGCTCACCCCGCCCGCGCTCTCCACCTTCGAGGATCCGACTGCACTCGTCGTCTCCACGAGTCGGACCGCGGGATCCTCCGCGACCGACGGTGCAGCGATCTCGATCGTCGTCGAAGAGAAACCGAAGCTCACCCTCGCCCAGCAGAACGCGATCGGCAAGGCGCAGAGCTATCTGAGCTTCTCCGGCTTCTCCCGCTCGGGGCTCATCCACCAGCTCGAATTCGAGGGCTTCAGCACCGAAGACGCGACGTTCGGCGCAGACAGCGCCGGAGCCGACTGGAACGCCGAGTGCGCCCAGAAGGCGCAGTCCTACATGGACATGTCGTCGTTCTCCCGCCAGAGCCTCTATGACCAGCTCGCGTTCGAGGGATTCCAGCCCGCCGAGATCGAGTTCGGTCTCGCTGCTGTTGGGTACTGACCTCCCCTCGAACGACAGAAGAAACCCCCACCAGGCCGAAGCCGGGTGGGGGTTTCTGTTCACACGTCTCAGCGGCGGTCTCGGCGCAGCGTCTCGCCAGCCTCGAAGCGCCTCTCGACCGCGGTGGCCGCGCTCTTGGCGATGAGCGCGTATGAGGCCTGCACGACGACGATCGCCAGGAGGGCGAAGAGCCACCAGTCGGTGATCGGTTCCTTCGTGATCGCGTAGTAGAACACCACGACGATCGCGGCGAGCATGACGGCGACGACGATCGAGACGACCTTCTTCTGCAACGAGGTCTTCACGAACGGCAGAGCTCCGTTCAGCGCGCCGACAGCGTACGGAGCGAAGAAGCTGAGCAGAGTGAGAACGCCGAGAGGCGCGGCGGGGATTGCGATGTCCATCAGTTCTCCTTGTTGTTGATTGCGTCGGTCAGGCGACCGATGTCTTTGCGGAGGCCGCGCACGTCGGCGCGGACCTCCCCCGTCTCGAGCCGCCCCGCCTGCACGTCCTCGCGCAGCTGGACGGTGTCGTCGGACGCCTTGCGAGCGGCGCGCACGGCATGGCCGGCGGTCTCCTCGACACCGCGGATGCGGGCGTCGAGCTTGTCGATGTCGTCGCGCAGGTTCGTGCCGTGGCTGTTCTTCACCTGGTGGCGGATGTCACCGGCGCGCTGCAGCACCAGGCCGAGGATCGTCGCCGCGGCACCGAGCAGGGCGACGAGCACCTTCGCGGTCGGTTCGTCGAGCAACGCGTCTCCTACCTCGTCGCGCAGCCCGGATGACCAGATCAGCGCGGCGCCCGTGGCGATGACACCGACGGCGACGATCACCCACGACGGGACCGTTTTGTGCCCGTGCCGCAGCTGGTCCTCCGGCACGGACGTCTCTTCCGTCATCGTGCGAGTCGCTTGCTGAGCTCGTCGGCGACCTCGGACGCGGTCGCACCCGTGCCACCACCACCACCGGGCACGCCGCCCTTGCGGAGTGCGGCCAGGATGTCGTGCTGAAGCGACCAGATCGTGCCGTTGCCGAGGTTGCCGTCGAGGTCGTAGCCGCGGCCCTCGCGGACCATCTCGACTTTCTCCCACGGGATGCCGTAGGAGCGGCAGATCGCATCGGGCTTGTTCACTCCGCCAGGCTGCGCGTTCGCGTCGACTGGGTCGGGCTGGCCGATCACCGCGCGGGTGATGGACGCGGCCGGACCTTCGGTCTCGGCCTTGATGTATCCGGGGGCGATCGAGTAGATCGTCGCCCCGATCTGAATCTGACGCATATCGTCCTCCTTGATCGTGCGACGGGTGGTCTGCGGGTTGATGGGCGGGATGGTGGCGGCACCGGCCGGGACGACCCAGCCGTCGTTGAAGTCACCGATGTGCCAGAGCTCCTGCGGCTTGACGAAGTCGACGGTGAAGCCCGCGAGGCGGCAGAGCGCCGCGAAGCGCGCCCAACCGAGCAACGCCCAGTTGGCGACATCGACGGCGAACACCACACGCCCGTTGACGATGCCGCCGTGCGTGGAGAATCCCGGGAGCGCGGCCATGATGCCGAGGTCGCGGCGGTAGATGACCTGAATGTCGAAAGGTCGGTATCCGTTCCACCCGGCAGTGATGACCAGCCAGATCCCGTACTTCTCCCAGCAGAGCCGCTGCAGCCACCGCCACCGCGCAGCCGTCCCCGGCGGCAGGTAATGGTCGCCGCCGAGGTGCACGAGCTGGTCGAGAGGGATCCGTCCGTTCGCGTGGTTGGTCATGGTGCGGCCCACCTCGCTCCCCAGTGCATCGGTTCGAGCGCGGTCGCCCCACGGATCGGCATGTCGACTCCGTCGCCGTACCCCCAGAGGGTGAGCTTGTCGCCGGAGTTGAGGTAGACCCTGCCGGTGGCGCTGCCGAGCGACACGACCTTGAATCCGATGTGGTCGATCGCGTGGAGCTTGTCACCGCCGGGAACTCCGACCGCGTTCACGGCGATACCGGCGATACCACCGACGGTCCCGATCGCCCACAGATTCCAGAACACCTCGCACCACCCATCACGGTCGGCGATGAGTCCGTTGTCGTAGGTGAAGCCACGCAACACACCGTTCGTCGCTGTCCATGCGCCGGTTGCCGACAGGTCGGTGTACTTGCCGTTGTTGTTGTTTCCGTTGTTGGCCTGCAGCGCGGCGTTGGTGCGGCGCATGATCGCGAGAGGCGTCTTCGCGAGGATGTTGACCCACGCCTCGCCGATTCGTTCGAACTCGGATCCGTTGTCCAGGCGGAGCACTCTCGCGCCGTTCGGTGCCGCCCATGCCGCCATCTCGGCTGCGTTGCGCACCCACACGGTGCCGCCGGCGGCGGCGGTGAACGGGTGCGTCTGGGTGATGACCACCGTCGCGGTTGTCGTGGTCGTCGAGAGGATCGTCGCCGTCGCGAGCTCCAGGGCACCGGCCGGGAGGGTCGGCTTTCCTGGAACGGCCGCCGGGATGCCCTGCGTGACGCCGAAGACGACGTCGTTATTCGCGTCCGCGTGCTGGGCGAATTGCGAGCGCACCCAGATGACATCGATGCGTGAGTTCGACGCTGGTGCTGCCGTCGTGGGGACGACGGTGACGGCGTCGTTCGCGATGAGCTCTACACCGGTGTTGATGCGCGAGGTTGCTGCGAGGAACGGGGCGACGTCGTAGCCCATGGACGCGCGGCCTGTCACGAGCGGAGTGGCGCCCGCGGGGAAGACACCCGCGCGTGGGGTGCCGTCGGCGTTGCGGGCCACCAGCCCGGCTGTCGTGCGTCGCGTGTCCGTGATCGGCTGACCGCCGGGGACCTGCGTGGGGAATGACCGGGTGAGAGCCACGATGCCTCCTAGGCGATGGTGAAGCTGCCGATGACGGCGAGCTGAGCGAAGTTCTGCGCGTGCGCCGGATACGCGGCGGGGTTCAGCGGGCGCAGTTGGAAGGCGACGTCAACGGACGTACGGGACGACACGTCGACCTCGGCCGCCGAAGTGGCACTGATGACGTTGTTGACGACTGACGATCCGGCATCCTTCGCGGCAGGGAACTCCCGTGAGGCGACGCCGTCGATCAGGATCCGTCCGTACGACGTCGTGAGCCCGCCGCTGGTCTGGTCGAGCACAGCCGCGGTGCCGATGCCCATCACCTGCAGGCGCTGCTTCCCCTCCGGGACGGGGAGGGTGACGGTCGTGTACGTCGCCCACCCCGTTGTGAGGGCGATTCCGGAGGACTGCCCGATGCGGAAGTCCTGGAGCGGCATGCGCCGCACCGCGAGGGCCCGCTGTGTGCCCGATGGGGCCTCGAGCGCCGCGAGGCGCTTCTTCAGCTCGCGGATCTCGCGGAGCAGCGGGCCGAGGTCTCCTCCCGAGGGAGGTGCCGGGTCGCCCATGAGACCTCCTACGCGTCGTACACCTCACCGCAGGTGATGGTGATCCAGTCAGAGAGCGCCCCCGACATGCCGACGATGCGCCGCCGGTACGTGCCGGGTGGGACGTAGTCGCCCGAGATCGGGGCGTCCGGGGTGACGATCACGTCGATGAGCGATCCTGGCCCGTACTCGTGCGGGAAGGGTGCGACGTCCGCGCGCACGTTGAACGACCAGAACTCCCACGGCTTCGCAGCCGTGCGGAGCGTCTCCGCGTTCCAAGCGTCGAGCGTTTCCGGGAGCACCACGTTCGAGGAAGCGCCGGTCTCCAGCTCGAGGAGCGGGAAACCGAGGGCGATGAGCAGCGGGTCGTACTTCATCCGCACGAGCGTCGTGTCGTCGGCTCGGCCTCCCTGCGACCATGCGATGGACCCCATACGGGTCGGGTTGGTGGTGACGCGCAGTCCGGATTCCTGTCCGATCTCCCACGCGAACACGTCGGTGCCTTGAAGCCGCGGCTTGTCGGCGGTGCCCGTCTCGAATAACCACCGGAAAGCGTCCGAACCGTTCCATTCCAACCTGAGTCGGATGTCGGGCCCGTTCTGCACGTCGGACAGGTCTGCCCACGCCTCGTCGACGTTCTTCCGTTCGATCGCCGCGTACGTGCGCTCGTTGGTCCCGGTGCGATCGGCTGGCCAGACGATCGGGATGCCCGACGTCCCCGGCCACGTAGCCGCCTGCTCACCGATCTTCTTGGCGATGGTGCCCAGGTCGTACCCGGACCACGTCGAGTCCAGACTCGTGTCGGGCTCATCATTGGGGAGGGTGAGTGGCCGTGTGAGCGCCTCTACCGGGAGGATCGAGCGCTGAGCGAACAGGTGCCGGCCACCGCGGGCGGTGAGCTTCAGCTTTCCCCCTGCGTCGTCGAAGTCGTGCGGGAGGATCGGACCACCGAGCACACGACCGTGCACGTCCAGGGCGACGGAGTGCTTCCATGCGCTGCCGTGATTTCGCCAGTCGCGAGACGCCTCGGCGACGGAGTTCAGGTCGACGGTCACGTCGATGCTCTCCGCCTGGTTCGCGTTCTCGGACCACTGCAGATCCATCGGCTCGAACTCGCCGAGCAGGCCGCCACCGACAGTCTCAAAGACGAACGCTCTCACCACCATGCCGACAACACCCGCCCTCCGAGTCTTGGGGACCCCACCGATTCGGTGACGTCGAACTGATAGGTGCGGGATTCTCCGGGCGGGACGAGTTCCCATTCGCGCCACCGCAACCACCGCGACACGTCCGACTGTCCATCGAGGATCGCCCGGTGCTGCGCGGTGTCCAGCTGCACCAGGGAACCGTCCGGAACCAGCCGGTCGAAACCGATCCGCGCACCCGTCTCGACACAGGTGACCAGCGCCGACGAGAAGCCGCCGCTGAGACGGAACTCCGGCGCCGACGGAGCCTTCCCCGTGTTGGTGAGCGCGATCCGACCATCCGACCCGCCCCCGGGCCACACGAGCGGCCACACAGCAGGCCACACCAGGCCCTGTCCCGGCGTCGGCGGGCCGGTCGAAACCCACGCAACATCGGAGTCCAGTGCGTACCGGCGAGGGTCGCGCGCGATCACGTCGACCGCGACCCTCCCGTACTTCCGTCCCCGGTGGTTGGCCGGGGTGACCTTCTCCACGGTGACGGTCCGCGCACTTCTGCCCGCGGGGGTCGTCACGATCATCTGCACCGGCCCAGCAGCGCCGACCGCAGAGATCGCGTCGAACGCGTTCTCCGTCTCGGCCTGGCTCGATCCGATGAACGTCGCCTGAAACGAGATGGCACGCGACTCGCGGAGCGACCGCAACACACCGAATGCTCCGTGTGCCTGCGGTCGCTCCACGACTTCGCTCTTGTCCGACGTGTTCCCCCACCAGTCGATGAGGTCCCAGAAGGACCACCCGTCATATGAGACGTCCTCGAAGGTGATGTCTCCGAGTTGGATGCTGGTGGTGATCATGATGATGCGAACGCCCTCTCCGCCTCACGACCCAGGTGCCGCATAGCGACACGCGGATCGACATCCTTGAAGGTGTTTTTCTGGATCAGCGTCCGACCGCCCGCTCCATCCCCGGACTTGCCGCCGGCGTCGGTTCTCACCGACGCTGCGCGAGACTCGGAGACCGACGTCGCGACCGTCGCCGAGACGGCGCCCATCGCGGCCTGAGCCTGCGCCGATGCGCTTCTCGCCATGTCGACCAGAGCCCGGCTGAACGCCGGAGCCTCGTCCTCGACGCCGAGCACCGCACCCTCGACCACATGGACCGACGTGCGGCGCATGAGGCGGGACGGCGACTTGATCCCGAAGAAGTCCTTGAATCCGTCGAAGGCCTTCCCCGCGAGATCCGTGATCGCTCGCACCAGCGCGCTGACCATTGAGCCCAGACCGTTGATGATGCCGAGCACGATCTGCTTACCGAGATCGAGCCAGTTCACCTTCGTGATGCCGTCCCAGATCGCCGAGATGATCTGCGGCAGCGCCGCGAGGATCTTCGGAATCGCACCGACGAGGCCGGTGATGAGCGACACGACGAGCTGGATCCCCGCCTCGATCAGCTTCGGCAACGCGTTCAGCAGCCCGGTGACGAGCTGCAGAACGAGGGTGATCGCAGCGGTGACCAACTGCGGGAGCGCAGTGATCAGACCGTCGATCAGCGACATCAGCAGCTGGATCCCGGCCTCGATGATCATCGGCAGGTTGTCGATGATCGCCGTGAGCAGGCCGAGCACCAGATCCAGCGCCGCGGTGATCAGCTGCGGAAGCGCGGTGATCAGCCCCTGCACGAGGGACATGAGCAGCTGCACGCCACCCTGGATGATCATCGGCAACGCCGCGACAATCGCGGTGAGCAGACCCTGCATGAGCTGGAGCGCACCCTGCACGAGCATCGGCAGCGCCTGGATGAGGCCCTGCACGAGCGCCGTGACGAGCGCGATCGCACCCTGGATGATGGCGGGCAGGTTGTCGATGATCGCCTTGATCAGCCCCTGCACGAGCTGCAGCGCCCCGCTCACCAGGAGCGGAACGGATTGCACGATCGCGTCGACGAGCACGCCGACGAGCTCGGTGCCCGCAGCGATGAGTGCCGGCACCTGGCCGAGGAGCGCCGAGACGATTCCCGGTACGAAGCCGACGAACTGTTGGATCATGCCGGGCAGCGCGGCGACGGCGCTCTGCACCATGCCCGTGAGCCCGGCGACGAGCCCATCCACGTCCCCACCCGAGAGCGCGAACGCACCGAACGCGGCGGCGGCAATCCCGAGGGGTCCGCCGAGCAACCCGAGCGCCCCGGTGAGGCCAGGGAGCAGGGCGGCGAGCGGGCCGAGGCGCGAGAGCAGGCCGGCGAGTCCGCCTGCGCCGAGCGCGGCGAACGCGCCGCCGAGCGGGGCGAGGATCGGCAGCATCTCCTTGAGCCGCTCCCCGAGGGTGCTGCTGCCGTCGGCGATGCCGGTGAAGAACGCCGTGAGCCGGTCCATGATCGGACCGACCCAGGAGTTCCACGCTTGGCCGAGACCGACGGCGCGATCCTCGAGCGGGCCGAGGGCCTTCGATGCCGCGTTGATGAGCGGGCCGAGCTTGGAGAAGAATGAGCCCTCTCCGAGCCCACCGAGTGCGTTCGCGCCGATGCGGCCGAGCGAGGCGAGCATGTTCTTCCACGCCCCGGGCACCGTCTTGCCGATCTCGTCGGCGACGGTTCCCGCGGCGGCCGTGGCCGCCTTCGAGAACGTTGCGAAGTCGATCTTGCCCTCGGAGGCCATCTTGAAGACTTCGCCGGCGGTGACGCCGAGGACCTTCGCGAGCTCCTGATAGATCGGGATGCCCTTGTCGGCGAGCTGCCCGATGACGTCGTTCTGCACGCCGTTGGCCTGGGTGGCGGCCTTGTTGAAGATGGAACCCATCTCCGACATGGACATCCCCGCGGCGGAGGCGTTGTTCGCGACGTTCTTGAGGTGCGACTGCAGCTGCTCGCCCGGCTTGATGCCAGCGGCGACAGCGGACGCCGCGACAGTTGCGGCCTCGCCGAGACCGAACGAGGTGCCCTTCACCGACGCGCTGGCGTCGGCCATGATCGTCTTGATCTCGGACGCGTCGCGGCCGAAGCCGCGGAGCTTCGCCTGCGCGGTGTCGATCGCGTTGAGGCGACCGAAGCCCTTCGTGAGCGCGACGCCGATGGTGGTGGCAGCGACGGTGACCGCGGCGGTCGCGGCGGTGCTCAGCCCCTGGCCGAGTACTCGTCCTGCGGCCGCGCCTGCGTTGCTCGCAGCGGAGACGACCGAGCCGAGCGCCCGGCCGGTGACGCCGCCGATGCCCGCGATGCCACTGCCGAAGGAGGACAGCATCCGGGACGCGGCGGGCCCGGCGACACCGGCGATCTTCGAGAACAGTGCGGAGACCTGCGAGGTCACCGGCGACATCCATGTGCCGACCGTGGAGCCGAGCTTCACGAACGGGGAAGCGATCGTGCGCCCCACCGAGGCCATGACCTGGGTGACTGGTGCGAGAGCGCCGCGGACCGTCTGCCCGACAGTGCTGAGCCAGCCCTTCGACACCGACCATGCCTTCGCGAGGCCGCCGCCGACCATCGTCGCGAGGGACGTGAACGAGCGGGAGACCTGCGAAGCGACGAGCTTGGACAGGCGAGTCAGTCCGGTGATATCCGACGTGGCGCGGAGGATGCCGCCGATCGAACCAGCGACGCCCGTGAACGCGGAGCGGGCCGCATTCGCGTTGCTCCACCCGTCGCGCAGCGCGGTGGCGACGCCGCGCAGGCCCGTGCGCGCGGTCTCCGCGTTCGCGCCCAGCGCGGCCGTGGCGGCGCTGACGGCGGACTGCGCGGACTTGAGGCGACTGGTCGCCGCGGTCACGGCATCCGTCGCAACCTGTTGGCGGCGACGCGCGGCCGCGAGGCGCTCCTCGGCGGCGACCGCCTGAGACGACCCCTCACCGGAACGCTCGATCGCCTCGCGCAGCTTCGCCTCAGCGACGCGCACCTTGCCCGCTTCGTCCTGCTGCTTCAGGCGTGCTCGAGAGAGAGCACCCGATGCGGCGGTGACTTCACGACCGAGGCCCTTGAGTGCCTCGGCGCCCAGCCCTGACGTCGACGAGTCGAGGGATGAGCGCAGGTCGCGACCGAGCGCACGCCCGGTCACGGCACCCGCACCCTTGAAGCCCTTGCCGAACGTCTTCGCGCCGGCGGCTCCCGCCTGCTCGGTCTCGCGCGCGACCTTGCCCTTAAACCCGGTCATCACCGGGAAAATGGATACGTGGCCGGAGCCGACCTCGTCGGACATTCCATCACCCCCGGGTCAGTTGGAGAACACGATCCCCTCGTCGAGTTCGGCCTGCGCCTCGGCGACCTCGTCCGGGGTCGCTTTCGGATCGGCTTTCGTCTTGAGGGTCCAGGGCATGAGCTTCTTCGATGCCTTCTCGTCCCGGATCTGAGCGATCAGGGAGATGAGTTCCGGAGTGGACGCCGGGTAGGACCATCCGGCGAGCTCGGCGCCGAAGTGCGTGGAGGGGTCGGAGGCGTATTCCTCGATGAGGAGTTTGGCCTCGCCCCAGGAGACGCGGTCGCCCAGATCGGACAGACCCACGCCGGCCTCTTCCCGCAGGGTGCGGGCGATGACGCGGCGGTGGTCCCGGATGATCTGGGCGACCGCTCTTATTCCGGGAGCTTCGCTCCGGCGAGGCGCTGGAGGATGGTGAAGAACTTGTCCGCGAGGAACATCGTCTCGGCGATGTGGTGACGCGAGAAGTCCTTCGCGACCTGCTCGCCGCCGATGCTCGTCAGCAGGTGCTTGAACTGGTCGACCGGGCCGACGTTCAGGTTCTCGAGGTCGTCGATGTCGTCCATGGAGAGCGTGAGCGGCATCTCGACGATCGTGCCGTCTTCGAACCGACCGACGAACTTCTTCTCGACGATGATGTAGCGCGTGTCGGGGCGGGCGGCCTCGATCGCCTTCGCCTCGGTGTCCTCGTCCCAGTTGTCGAAGTCGTACTCGACGGGCTCGGGGTTGGTCTTGGGTGCAGCCATGGGATGGCCTCCTTACGGGTTGTCGGGTTCGGGTGGTGTGGCTGGCCGGGGCGACCCGATAACGCCCCGGCCAGCCGGTCATGCTGCGCGGCTTAGGCGGCCGCGCCGGTCTTCCAGTCGGTGCCGTCCCACGACACCTGAGCGGCGTTGCCGAGCAGGATGTACTGGCCGGTCGTCCAGGCGGTCGTCTGACCGAGGGAGCCGAGAGCGCGCAGAGCGGTGATGTTCGCCGGGACAGCGGCACCGGCCGGGACGAGCGAGCCCGGGGTGCCGGGGGTGACGCCGGTCGGTGCCGGCGCGGCGCCGGGGATCGCGGGACCCCACTGCCAGAACGGCGCGCCGTTGAACAGGTCGTGCTCGAGCCACGTGAACGTGACTGCCGCGCCTTCGACGGAGCCGCGCTCCTGCTGGTCGAGCTCGACCGCGGTGACGGAGGCGACGCCGATCTGGCGCTTCTCCATCTTGTTGCGGTACTTCGTCGACGTGAACAGGATGAACCGGTTGTCCGGCAGCGACGAGGAGACCTCGATCACGCCGTTCTCGTCGGGCTCAGCGCCCTCGATGAGCTTCTGCACGTTCTCGTTCTGCTCGGCGAGAGTGATCACCACCGAGCGCGTGCCCTGGCCGGCGAGCTTGTACCCGATCTGGAAGAACTCGATCGGGTCATCGGACTCGCGGGCGGGCGCGGGGCCGCCGTCGACCTTGTACAGGCCCAGGCGCAGGAATCCCGGCGGGAGGACGAGCGGGCTCGCTGCCAGCTCGGCCTTCGTCAGGACGTTCGTCTCGACCAGCGGCGCGTACGCCGCGAGCCCCGTGATCGGTACACCGACCGCCCCGGGGTCATTTCCCTGCTCGTCTGCAGACATTTCATCTCCTTCATGAGAAAGCCCCCGGCAGGTGCCGGGGGCGGTTGGTGGATTCGGGTGAGCTCAGAACGAGCCGGCGACCACGTACTGCGCGGTCGAGTACATGCGGGCCACGTCGAGTCGATCGGCCACGGGATACGGGCCGTTGCACCCGCCGAGCTCGACCGACGCGATCGGCGAGGCATCGGCGAGCGGAAGGTCGGTGTCGAAGACGATCGAGGCAACGAAGAGAGCGAGATCCAGGGCAGGCTTGTCGTTCTGCTTCGTCCCCCACAGCACGGTGACACCGACGGAACGATCGAACGTCGTCCAGTCGCGGCGGCTCCCCGGGTCGTCACGGATGACGATCAACGGGCGCTTGAGCGGGAGTGCGAGGGTGTCGGGTTCCTTGTTCCCGACCTCGACGGTCGAGTACTCGGCCACGGCACGCACCTCGCTGCGGACGTAATCGATCAGCCAGGCGACATAGTTCGGAGGCCGGACTCTCATCGCTTCGCGCCCTTCAGCGCGCGGGCGAGGTTGCCGGTCTTCGACTCGATAAGCATCGTCTTCTCGTCGGACCCGACGACGCGGGTCGTACGACGGAAACGGCTCTCGTGATGTTCGATGTGCAGGCCGTTGCGGTATGCCTCGGTGTCGACCGGCGCGCTCGTGCGCGCGTTGGTGAGCGCGGTGTCGGCGACTTCGTCGACGAGGCGCTCCACGCCCGGCTGCCGCAGCACCGTCTCGAAGAATCGGGGGTTCGCCTCGAAGCGGGTGTTCTTCGCCATCAGCCCACCCCCTCGATGAGACGCACCCAGAGACCTGGTCTCCAGTTCGTGAATGGGTTCCGGGGAGCGTCAGGGAAGCCCTGCACGGTCCAGACCTTGTCGCCCTGGACGATGCGATCACCCCGGCGCACGTCAGCATCCGGATCCGCGAGCACGAGGGTGCGCAGCGTGATGACCTGCTCGCGTCCGGCGTCGATCTGCTCCGACGAGGACTGTGTTTCGAAGTACCCCTCAAGCGGCAGCTCGTAGGGTTCTTCCCAGTCGTCGACTTCGGCGTCTGGGTTGTACGGGTCGGTGATGCGCTCGGCGCGCTGGCGGATGAACGAATCGAGGAACTGCATCAGTACCTCTCCGCCCAGATGCGGCCGATCGGGCGATCGGCCGGGAAGCTGCCCATGGAGTGCCCGCTGGTTTGGCCGCCGGCGCAGAGAGCCCGGAGGCCCGCGCGGGGCTGTCCATCGAATGCGGAGTCGATGTCGCGGTAGTCGACGCCAGCGGAGCCAACGCGCTGCGACTTCACGTAGGTGGCGCCGCGTCCGTCGACGTGCTTGTAGACGCGGCGGAGGATCGCCAGAGCGTTTTTCTGATCCTCGCTGTCGTCAGCGAACGTGAAGATGCAGGGGGCGATGCCACGGGCGACGACGAGGATCTCGCGTGCGAGTTCCTCGTCGCCGCCGATCGCATCGTGTGTGATCGTCATGGTCATCGCCCCCTGTGTCCTATTCGGCGTCGTCCGCGAGAAGTGCGGCGACGATCTGCGGGCGGTGGCCCGGCTCGGTCGGCGTGATGACGGCGTCACCTTCGCGGCCCTCGTTGCGCTTCGCGAGGTCGGCCTTCAGATCCGCGACCTTGACGCCCTTGTAGACGCCCTCGTCGAGATCCTCGTCCTCCTCGGTCACTTCGATGTCTTCGACGTCGACGGCCTCGATGAGGCCACGGTCGACGAGGCGTTCGAGCTGCGCCTCGTCGACGCCACCGGGGACCACGCTGCCGCGCTGGATCAGCTGGGCGACACGGTTCCCGGACGGTGAGCCGATCGAGACCTTCACGAATGCGGCGGTGGCGATGTGCTGGGTGCTCATCACGGGGCCTCCGTTCCGGTCAGGTAGAACGCGGCGAGCGGATCGGTGACGATCGGCACGTGCACGTTGCGGGCCTGCAGGCGGGTCTTCTCCGCCTTGGGCTCGCGGATCGCGGCGATCTCCACGCCGGTGTCGCCACCGATGTGGACCATCTCGGGCGTCGGGATCTGCTCGCGGGCGATGCCGCCGAGGCGGCGACGGTCCACGAACAGCGGGTCCGGGATGTCCTCGCCGTCGTCCGGCAGCCAGGTGAGACCGGCGATCGTCGGGAACTCGTCCGTCAGCGCCTGGCCGCTGTCCTTGGGCAGGATCTCGAGCAGCTCGGGGATGACCTCGGCGTACTGTTCGCCCGGGAGGACGACAGTGTCGATGTTGTATCCGAGCTTCTGCTTGCGGACGAGCGCCTTCACGCGGAGGGCGTCCTTGTAGATCTGCTTCGCCGTGGTCCAGGTGCCGCCTGCGGCGACCGTGTTCGTGACCGACGAGGCGATGGCACCGAGGGCAGCATCGTTCGCCGAGAACACGAGCTCGGTCTGCAGGAAGGTGAAAGCGTCGTCGATCGGGGAGCGGAGAAGGCGGCCGACCTGCTCGTCGGTAACCTCGGTGGCGAGGCCCTCCTTCATCGCGGAGTAGAACTCGTACTCCTCGGCCGACATCGGCGTGAGCTTGTACTCGGCGCCCGCGTTGACGATCTCCGCGCCGCGAGCAGCACGGATGACCTCGTTGATGGGGACGCCGATGGCGCCGCCCGTGATGGTGAAGCGCTTCTGCAGGAGGAACAGTCCGAGGAACTGCTGAGCCTGCAGGATCTCCGCGAAGCGGCGAGCGACGAGCGTCGGGTTCTTGAGGAACGCGATCAGTTCAGCTGCCGAGACGTTGGCGAGCTGGCTCGGGGTGAGCGGGTAGGTCTGCATCGTGCTCTCCTTTCTTAGAGCTGGACGGCGCGCACGAGCGCACCATCGGCGGCGGACGAGAGGGCGACGAACACCGCGGTGCCCGCAGCGAGGGTGCGAACGGTGCCGGCGGCACCGGTCTCGAGCTGCTGGCCGCGGGCGATGGCGCCCGATGCCTTGAGCTCGTGGATGGGCTTGCCGACCTCGACAGTCAGCTTGTCGCCGACGGCCGCGTCGTGGCCGGCGACGCCGACGTACTTCGCGGATCCCGCGGCCGCGGGTGCGACCGACATGTCGGCGGTGGCGCTGACCTCGACGGCCTGGCCAGCGGTGACCGCTGCCGTGACGCCGAAGGTGACGGTGTCACCGGGACGGAACAGGGGCAGGTAGCTCTTGACGGCCATCTCAGGCCTCCTTCGCGGTCGGGAAGATCGACCCGTAGAGCGAGTCTTCAGCGCTGGTGAGGGTGTCGGAGTGGCCGACCTCCTCAACGGGGACGGTGTTCGGCGCGAGCGAGTCGATCACCTTGGCGGCGGCCGTCTCGTCGACGTCGAGCATCGCGCGGAAGTTCGGCGCGGTTGCCGAGCTGATGCGACCGGTCTTCATCGCGTTCGCGATGATGCCGTCGCGGCGGTCCGCGATCTGCTGTTCACGGGCCTCACGGCCAGCGGCAGCGTCGGCGCGCATCTGGGCGAGGACGTTGTCCTCGATCAGCTGCGTTCCGGGGACGGTGGCAGCGGGTGCCGCCGGGGTGTCGGTCTGCTCGTCGAGGACCTCGTCGACGGCGGCCAGAAGGTCGTCGTCGGAGATCTCGGCATCGGTCACACCGAGCCGTGCGGACAGGCCAGCCTTCAGGGCGTCGCTCATCGCGAGTGCCTCCTTCTGGGTGGGGGTACCCGGCTCGGTCGAGCTCGGGGGCTTGATGGGCGCAGCCGCGCCGGTGGGGTGCCGGCCGAGGCGTGCGCGCGCGGACTGGTACTTGTCCTCGACGGTGTCGCCTTCGAGCGGGTCGAGGAGGTCCTCGTCTTCGGCGCCCGCAGTGGAGGTCTCCCCCGCGTCTTTGACGACGGCGACGCGGTCGGCGAGCCCTGTTTCGACGGCCTGTTGCGCGGTGTACCACGTCTCAGCGGAGAGCAGCTCACCCCAGGCGGACTCGCCGGCCTTGTCACGGTAGATCGAGATGATCGACTCTTCGACGCTGTCGAGGACCTCGGCCTCCTTGCGCATGTCGGCGGCGTTGCCCCAGACAATGGTGGAGGGCGAGTGGATCATCATCTGCGTGCCGGGCGACATGACGGTCTCATCGCAGCCGACGGCGATGACGGAGCCGGCGGATGCCGCGAGACCGTCGACGACACCGAGAACGGTGGCTTTGTGAGCGCGCAGCATGTTGAGGATCGACATCGCTTCGAACACCTCGCCGCCCGGCGAGTTGATTCGGAGGATGATCTGGGTGACGGATTCAGGCAGAGCGTCGAGGACGTCGCTGACGTCGCTCGCGCTGATGCCCCACCAGCCGCCCCAGCTGTCGATCGGTCCGTACATCCGGATCGTCGCGATCGTGCCTTCGCCGGCGGGAGCGGGCATGGTGATCGCGTCGAAGAATTCCGTCTTCGACTTCGGCGGGGTGTGGGTGCCCCAGAACCGGTTCGCGCCGGTGCTCTGATTCGTCATGCGGCCTCCTCAGCCTGTGTCGGCGGCATCCGGCTCACGTCCGGTCCGTCGCCGGTGATGTCGGCGCCAGCGCGGCGGATGATGTCCCGCGCCTCGTCCTGCCGCAGCACCGGCTTGTCGGTGCCGAGGTAGATCTTCTGCACGACCTCGGCAATGAACTTCGCGAGCTCGCGCGACTCTTCGTCGTCGTCCGCACTCGGCAACAGGTCCTCGACGGGGAGGCCGAACTTGTCGCGCACGTACGCCCGAAGGCTGTCGTCGACGGTGACCGCTCCGCTTTCGATGAGGACCTTGATGGCCTCGGCGGTTATCTGCTGCTGCTCGCCGATCGCTGCCGGGACGATCCGTGGTGCGGGCTCCGCGGGTCCCCAGTTGTGATCGACGAGATCCTCGATGACGTGCTGCTGGATGACGTCGGCCATGCTCTGGGCGACGGCGTTCAGCGAGTCGGTGAAGAAGTTCGCGAACGTCGACCCGAGCGCCCACGACCCGGTCTCGGTGCCGAGGTTGAGGAAGTGCGCGAGCACTGCGCGAGCGATCTGCTCGTCGTAGTAGCGGATCGGCTTGTCGGTGTCCGGGAGCTTGCCGCTGACGCCGACGAATTGGAAGGTGGAGCCCTTCGAGAGCGAGACTCCGGCGGCCTCTCCGGCGCGGGCCTGCTTCACGATCTCGAGGCCGCGCTTGATCTCCGCGTCCAGCCACGCCACCATCTCGTCGAAGTCGCCCTCGGGTGGCTCGCCAACGGTGAAGACCGGCATGCCGAGACCGTTGCGCTCGGCGGTCAGGGCCTGGATGCGCAGGACGCGGTCCTTGAGGATCCACATCTTGTAGGCCGAGCGGAGCAGCGACTCGCCGAGCCAGTTCGCGCCCTCGCGCTCGTGGACGAAGGCGACGAGCCGGTCGACGGGGATGCGGACCTTGCCGCTTCCCATGAGTCCGCCCTGCTCGATGGCTACGAGTCCACCGTCGCGGGCGACCTCGATGTTCGAGATTGTGCGCGGCGGACGCCAGGCGAGCTTCGCGAGGTGGGTGGCACCGGTGGACTGGTCGTAGACCTGCTCGAAGTACGAGTGTCCGTAGACGAGCGAGAGCAGCGCGAGGCGGAGGAACTCCTTGAACGAGAACCGGCCCTTCGTGCGCAGCGGCGCCGTGGGCGGCTGGCCCTTGATCGGCAGACCGAGGTCGGCAGCGATGTGAGCGACGACCTCGGGGCGGCATCCGGTCCCGTCGATCGCCCACTCGGTGCGCATGATCGGCAGCGTCACGGCGCGGAGCACCGACTTGACCTGCGGATCCTCTCGGCGCATCCGGTCGAAGACGTTGATCGATCGCGGCCACTGCAGGTCCGGGTTCTCTTCGTTCGTCTCCGCGACCCAGTTCATCCACCCGGGAAGAGTCGACTCCACCTGATATCCGGTCTCAGCCAAGGTGGACCTCCTCCATCAGAACCGCGCCGTGGCGAGGTCCAGTTCGTTCCCGCCGACAGCGTCGCGGGTGAGCACCGCCGCCTTGGGGGGCGGCGGCGTGCGCTTCTTCGGCGACGCCTCGGACTTGAGGACACCCCACAGCGCCCAGGTGATGGCCTGCGCCATCGAGACGGGCTTCGTCGGGTCGGACTGTTCCCACGTCACGCCGGCGCGGCCGATGTTCCGTGTCGTCGCGAGTCGCAGCGAGTCGGTGACTTCGTCCTGCGGGCGGTGCGGGACGAGCCCGGCGTTGACGTGCTCGATGAACAGGGTGTGCGCTGCGGCGATCTCGTCGAGGTTCATCGCGAGGTATTTGATCCCGGCGGCGTCGAGCGCACCGATCACGGCCGCCGCGTTCTTCGAGTCGAGCACCACGAGCGCGTTGCCGAACTTGGCCTTCAGCTCCTTGAGCTTCGGGGCGATCCAGCGGGTGCCGGATTCGGTCCAGACGTGCTCGACCGCGATGTGATCAGAGTCGACGCGGACAGCGGCGCCGATGGTGCCGTATCCGCCGCCTCGCCCCAGGGCGAGAGACAGCACAACGCCATCGCCGACCACCGCGGCGTTCTTGTCGCCGTGCCGCTTCCACACCTCCATGTCGAGCTCGGACAGCTTCGCCGCAACCTCGGGGCGTCGGCTCGGCCAGATCGAGCAGCGCTGACGGGCGAAAGCGTCGGGGTTGGTCTGCCCCATGCGATCCCAGTCGTCTTGCACGGTCTTCCACGCGAGACGGATGCCGAGGCCGGGGTTACCCTCGCGCCATGTCTGCGGGTCGCCGAGGTCGATCTTCGCCGCGGCGTCTGGGTCGTCCGATCCGACGGGCGTATGTTCGATCCAGCCGGTGCGCTCGAAGCCGCCCTTGCGACCACGGTCGCGGAGCCCCTCGAAATACTCGCCGTCCTGATCTTCTTTCGGGACAGTGCCTGTGAACAACACCTGCTTGTTCGGGCTCGCGTCCGTGGCCGGCAGAAGCGCCTCGAGGATGGTCAGCGGGGAGTGCTGCGCCTCGTCGATGATCAGCACGTCGAAGGATACGCCGACGCCGGCCGCACCGGTCCGGGTAAAGAACACGAGGCGATTGCCGTTCTTCAGCTCAATCGCCCAGTTGCCGTTGCCGGTCGAGATGCCGGTGACGCCCTGCGCGGTCTGCTTCCCACCGCCAACGAGCTCGGCACGGAGGATCGGGGAAGCGAGGATGATGCGGCGAGCGCGGCGGAACGCCTCGCGCGCGGTCGCGCCTTCGTGTGCGGTGTGCCCGATGAGTTTCGGGGCGCCGTCCTCGCGGGGCCAGAGGTACAGGTGGGCGAGCTCGTATGGGAGCAGGATGTTGCCCTTGCCCTGCTGGCGGGAGACGAGGATCCCGAACTCGGTCGCCGCCCACTGGCTGTCCTCGTCGATCGACGCGATCGCCTCGAGTGCACCCTCCTGCCATGGGTCGCACTCGATTGAGGCGAGGTCGCAGATGTCGAGGATGTCGTCGACGAGGGTGTCGGTGCGGCTAAGTGGTAGCGCCCTTACTCGCGGCTCTTGCAGCCCGAGCTGCTCGAGCTTGGGCGAGTTGGTCGGCAAGGGTCAGCTCCTTCGGTGTCTCCACCGGGCCGCGAGTCGCTTCGACGGCGGTCTGGAACACGCGAGCGATCGGAGCGATTCTGGTCGGATCCTTCTCGGCGACGGTCTTGAACACCGTGCGGAGCGTGTCGACGATCAGCTTCATGTCGTCCGGCTTCTCGGCATCGTCGGTAGGCGGCGCATCGGTACTCGGCGTGAAGGCAGGCATCTTGTCCGCGCGCGGCGACTTGGTCCCCGACGATTTACGACCGGCCTCGGTGTGAGCTCGCCGGCACGCTGCGTCCACCTCGACGCCTTCGCGGAGGTGGCGACGGTAGGCCGCGTCGGTGCCACAGGGTGCCTTGGGACGTCCCATCGCACTCCCCCTCCCAGCGAATTCCCCCATGCGCCGTTTTTACCTGCGGAGAGAGCTGCCAGGACCGCGCGGGAGGCTGGCAGCCTGGGGCCGACTCTGGATTTTTTGACGATCCATGAGTCGGCCCCGATGGGGGTGAATGGCGCGAGGCTCGCCCGTGCGGGCCTCTACGTGTTCGGGTGGCCTTCGATGACCTGAGTGATGATCAGAGCGCTCGTGCGGCCCTACGCAACGCCCGCCTCAGCTCCCGGCGAAGGCCACGCTTACCCACGCGGATGAGCATGCCAGCCGAGCCATCACGTAGGCGACCATCACTGACTGCGACGAGCGGCAGCTCGACTGTCACCATCTCGATCGGCTTCATCGCGTAGCCCAGGGCCAGCAGGAGACGTACCGTCGTCGTGCTGCTCGTGCCTACCTCGCGGGCCATCAGGCCACGTCCAGCGTCGCCGCCGTGAGGATCGCAGCCTGTGCACCCATCCGCTCGGCGATCGCGTCAACCTCGGTCTGCGTGAACTCAGCAGGCTCCGACACGACCACGTCGCCGCTGTAGGTCGTCACCGACTCGGCAGTTGCTTGGTCGATGATGATCGCGAACGGCGTGCGGCTGACGTCACCGACGTGCTGCATCGGCAGCTCAAGTACCTGGATGCGGGCCATGATGACTCCTTCGGGTCGGTTCCTCGGCGTGTCGAGGCCGCGAGATGTGTGAGATGCGTGGGATCGTGCTCGCGAGACACGAGAACGAGAGGAGGTGAGAGACATGGCGAATGACAACGACAGGCACGTGGTCCCCAACCCGAACGGCGGGTGGGACGTGGTGAAGCCGGGGAGCGGCCGGGCGTCCGCCCACAAGGACACCCAGGCCGACGCGATCAACCGTGCACGGGAGATCGTCGGTAACGCTGGCGGCGGCGAGGTGAACATCCACGGCCGGAACGGACAGATCCGGGCGAAGGACAGCATCGATCCGGGGAACGATCCTCGGAACATCCCGGGCTGATATTCGGGCGGGAGGGCCGGTCGTCACGGGGAAGCGTCGACCGGCCCTCTTCATGTCTGCCTACGATGCGTGCCAGATCTCCGTGGCGACGTGGTTCGACTTGCGGCTGTTGCACGAGCGGTGCATCGGCACGAGCACCTGCCCGACCAGCGGACCGCCGTTGTCGATCGCGTTGTCATGGTCAGCCGTGAACGACATCCGGTGCGTGTCCGGCAGCGTCGTATCGATGCTCCCCCCACAGCCCCACCCGGAAGGGGACCCGTGACCGCAGGGGAGGTTCTGCGCGCGCGTGCGGCGCTTCAGTGCCGCCTGCTGGCGACGGTAGGCGCGGTGGCCCTTGCCGTCGCGGATCGAACTGCTACCCACGATGCCTCTCTCTCCGCGCCTGTATGCCCGGCTAGGGTCGAGTCATGGAAATGCAAGAGGGTTTCAGGCCCGACGAAGCGCCAATCTCCGCTGCTCTCTACACCCGCTTCGAGCATCGACGCGAGGAAATCAGATCGCTCCGTCGTGACGCGGCAGCGACTCATGGCGACGACCTCGATGCGTACAAGCGTGCGATCATCCTCGAAGCCGAAGTCGACTCGATGTGGCACGTACTAGACGCGATGTTCGCGACCATCCACGAACTAGAGACCGGCCGGCCTCTTGACGGATGGCTCGTCGACAGTCAGCCGAAGGACTGAGACCCGCCACCCATCACCGCTCGAGTGTGCGCATCATGCAACCAGCCCGATGCTGCTCACTCGACGGCTCCCGAACTCATGTCGGGCAGCGTGAGGTCATGGCTAGCGGCGGTCGCTCTGCAGAGGGATGTGAGCGTGTGGTGGCGGGGCCACAGCTGAACGACGAAAGCCCCGCCAGATCGGCGAGGCTTCGGGTCATAGTTCAGGTGCAAGCACAGCTTAACACGTCAAGCGGAAGACTTTGAAGAGTATCTCCCCGGCCGACGCGAGCCAACCCCGCAACGTGAAGAGGGGGGCACACGAGGAAGGACCGCTGCCGAGGCAACGGTCCTTACTAAGAATTCGGGTCAGAGTTCGCTGCTGCTCATCGCATGTACCTTTCGTAGCTGACCGAGTCGCGTCAATCATGACACTGTACAGCCGATTCTATCAAGCGGGATCCCCACTGGATCCGGTCGGGTGTGACTCTTGCGTGTCCGCGGCAGCGCTCTCGTCTTCGACAGGCTGCGGTTCGCGTACACCACCGTCGGAGGACTCGTTCACTTCGCGGACTGCGAAGTCCGCCGGAGCCGCTGCTGGATCAGGCTCTCCGTCGCGAGCAGCTGCTGCTAGGTCTTCCGCTTCTTCGACCACGAGAGCCGCAAGGGCCCTCTCCTCGATCTCCATCTTCTCGAGCTTTCGAATGTCGTCGAGCAACGGCCACGTCAGCCAGTGGTGCTGAGGAAGGTCCTCGGTTCCGCGAATCCGTTGCGCGAGTTTCAACCCCTCCGCGAGCTCGCCTAAGAGGGCGTGTCGTGCCAAGCGGAATCGAGGGCTTTCTGCACTGACGTCCCAGTTCTCAACCTCTCTTCGAACTTCGCTCTCCCGGCCGAGCATACGCATCGACAACCAGTAGTTCACGAGCATGATGTTCTTGGTTGCGCGCTCCGAGAACGACGCGCTCTTATACTCCTCACAGATGAAGCGGCACGCGTCCAACCGTCCATCCTGCATCAGTCGATAGGGCACGTTAACCAGGCGAAGTTCTGCATTGCGCCGGTCAGAAGATGCGTACTTCACCGCCGCGTTGGCGGTCAGCGTGAAAGCGACATGGAGCAACATGTCTGCTGCCGCTCTCACATATGTGCTGTCGACTGCCAGATCCTGCCCCAGATCGGGAGTCTTGGCAGCACCTACTTCTTTCAGCCGACGAATGTACTCAGCGGACGCGCGCCCACCAGCATGCATAAAGGCGTGGCGCCGGAGGATCGTCTCGTGGAGTTCGAGCGAGATCGCGGGGATTCGCACATGGAACTTGGTCTCGAGATGTTCAATCCATTTGTCGAAGGACTTCCGCATCAAAGCATCAGTGCTATCCGTCACGAGCGCTGCGCGCAGCGCTTCGATCGATTCCGACGCGGCAATCTCCTTCCACTTCACCTCTCGATCCTCGTGCAGAACTCGGCCGGGGTACTCATGCGCGAGCTCACTGATCAACGAAGATATGAACACTTCGAAGCTGGCCACGAGCCCAGTGAAGATCGATGCCCGCATTCGAGGGGTACTAGGACGCTCACGCGAAGCACGCACCACATCGTTGAGAACTACATGTGCCACGTAGTCGTCCTTCACAGGGTCGGTGAGCTCGCGAATCAACTCCTCGATGTGTGCTCGTTGATCGTCTTCGCCCTCCCTGGCAAGCTCGCGCTCAATGACGATCATGCCGTCCACCAACTTCTCAAGCTGCTCACCAGAGAGCATCGGGTACCGGCCAGAGAGCGATGCGAGCGCCGCGGCACGCCGGTCGTCGAACTCGGACTGTCTGTCGTCGACGAAGTCAAGCAGCCTGAGGTCGGCCCGCTGAGCGACCACGAGTTCCTGGAGAGGCGAGATCAGCCGTACGTAGAAGGGGACAGCAATAGTCTCGATATCAGGGACTGCGTCTTCGCTCACGACCGCGAGCCTAGCTCCTCACGGGCGTCCGCAGTGTCTTGGCGTTCTATTCCCTTCCGTGGTCGCCCCACCCTGCGCCGCATCCGCTTCTCAACCGCGAGCACCTCATCCCTCGCGAATCGACCGTACTTCTGGCTCAACTCACCGGCGGCGATCCAGTTCCGGATCGTGCGCTCCGTCCTTCCCGCTACGGCCGCTGCCTCTCGCAGCGTCAGCCACTCCTTCATGCCGTCTCTCCTCTCTTCTGCGCCGCTACAGCGAGCACATCGACTTCCCGATATCGGCCGATGTGCGGTTCGAGGTCACCGGCCTTCACCCAGCCACGCACCGTGCCGGGCTCGCGGTGCACGAGGCGCGCAGCGTCGACGAGAGTCAGCAGGGACGGGTCATGCGGACGGATCTCCGGCGGCGTCGGCTCGGCGAACACGGACGCCCACAGACCACCGTCATCGTTCGAGTTCGCTTCCCACTCACAGTCCGATGTCATGCACCGGTAGCGCGACGGCCGACCGTTGCGGCCCGGCTGCACACGCACGGCCATCAGATCGCACTCGGGACATGCGGCCTGTGCCCACCGGGGCGCGTCGTCGAGCGGCCAGCGCGCGGCGGCATCCGCGACCGTCCACACGTCCGGGGCATCCTTGTGCACGACCATCACGCCTTCGCAGAGCGCGTCCACCTGGTGCGAGTCGTTCGCCAGCGTGTCGAGCTCGTCGAGGATCACGTCGACCGCGAGCTGCACCACCGCGTGCGCAGCATCCGCCATCGCGCCCGCCGGGAGGCCAGCACCGGGCCGATCCTCCCCCGCGACGTGGTTCGCCCACATGTTCAACGTCGTGGTGATGTCGTTCGACGCGTCGATCAGATCAGCAGCCACCGGCGCCGGGATCTCGATCGACGACGACTGCACACGGATCCGATCGAACGCCGCAGCCTTCGTCGGGTCCGCGATCGAACGCAGGTGCCCGACGATGTCCGCAGCATCCTCGATGTGCCGGCGCAGACGCCGGTAGCAACGCTCACAGATCAGCACCCCGTCGCGGGCGTCGACCTGCGCGCAGCCCGTGCACGTGTTGTTGCCCTTGTAGTTCTCGCCGTGGCGGTCACAGGTCGCGAAGTGCTCGCCGCGGACGGTGCAGCCACGGATGCAGTAGCGGTCAGACATCTCTCTCCCCGGCAGTGCAGGCGGTGCATCCGTTGCGGAACGTGATCTTGCCCGGCGCCCAGTGCGGACACTCGATCAGCGGCTTCGCGGTCAGAGCGACACGGGCGAGCTCGCGCGCACGGGTCATCGAGTCGACCGTCGCGCCGAACAGTCGTCGCGCTGCCGCTTCGACTCGCGCGTCGGAGGGCTCACTCTCCGGCTCGGCATCCGTGCGGTAAACGACCGTCAGCGGCGTGAGGATCGCGAGCGAGTTCGACCCCATCAGCTCGGTGTTCGCACCGCGGGCGACGCTCGTCCAACGGACGTCCTGCTTCTGCCAGGCATCACCGTCCGAGTCGAGCACCACAGACCCCTCCGGGAGCTGGTCGAGCATCTTCATCGCGATCCCGTAGACCTCAGAACGGTGTGTCATCGCCCCATCCCCCTTCTGCCGGCGGCTCCGCCGCCCACTGATCCGACTGAGCCGCTGGCGCGGTCGGCGTGCCCTGACCGTCTGTGCGGGCCGCGGCGCGGGTTACCTGCGCGGTCGCGTAGCGGAGGCTCGGGCCGATCTCATCGACTTCGAGCTCGATCGCCGTGCGCTGGTTGCCATCACGGTCCTGATACGAGCGCTGACGGAGGCGGCCCTGCGCGATGACACGCATGCCCTTCGTCAGGCTGCCGGCGACGTGCTCGGCGAACTCCCGCCAGACCGAGGCCCGGAGGAACAGCGCGTCGCCGTCCTTCCACTCGTTCGCGGCACGGTCGAAGTTGCGCGGGGTGCTCGCGATGGTGAAGTTCGCCACCGGGAGGCCATTCTGCGTGTACCGCAGCTCGGGGTCAGCCGTCAGGTTTCCGACGACTGTGATGATCGTTTCGCCGGCCATCAGCGCTTCTCCCCCGTCATCGGTTCGACGCGCACCCGGATCGCAGCGCGCTCGAAGAAGTCGTGTGGCAGCTCAAGTTCGAGCGGCATGACGACGTCGCCGTCGCGCGTCGCCGCGTCCCGGGTCTTCGCGAGCTTCACGACCGAGAAGCGCCCGTAGCCCGACCCTTTCCTCAGATGCAGATAGACCGTTTTGCTGCTCATGATGCTGTCCTCCTCAATGCCGCGGCGTGTGCCTCGGCTGCGATCTTGCGTGCGGTCTCCCGCGGGGTCTCATCGGCCTCTGCCATCAGGCGAACCCGGAACTGCTGGTCCTTCGTGAACCTCGTGACGGTCATCTCGACGAAGTCAGCGAGAGCGTCAGAATGGATCTCCACCCCACGCCTCCTCTCCCTGTCTCATGTCCCAGCGGCGAAGGTCGAGGAAGTGCTTGTTGCGTAGCCGCGCGTTCTGGCAGGCGATGCATGGTTCCAGCACTCCCCCGGGATGGTCTTCGCAGAATGGGTTCGGTGGGAGCACTTCTCGCGACATGCGGGCTGACGGAGTCTCGCGCTCGCTCGCACCCGCGCCCTCCCCCGCACCCTCGCTCGCGCTCTCCCGCTCGCTCCCTCTCTCCCCCGCCAGGCCTGACTCGCGAGCGTCTCGCGAGCGCCTCGCGAACGGCGGAGGCTCGGGCAGCTCCGACTTCGTCGGCCGGTCGATGCGGCCCCAGTGAGTGAACACGTACAGCGAGACCCCGCGGTCCTCGTACAGCGTCAGCACATCCGCTTCGGCCAGCTCGAGCAGGTGATCCACCAGCACGGACTCGGTCACGTCGGACTGCTCCGGGTACACGTCGGCGAGGATCTGGCGCAGCTCGACGCGGCCGCGGCCGTGGTCGTCGGCGTGCATCCGCAGCCCCTCGGCCGTCGCTCTCAGCGCCGGCGGCAGGCGTCGGATCTGCCGGAACGCCTCGACCGTCATCGTTCTTGGCCTGCTCAGCGTCATGGCGAATCGTGCCCCTCAGAATTGCGTCTACTGCTGCCGGGAGTTCGTTGAGCGGAACTCGGTAGCACTCGGTGTACCCGCGGCCGCGGCGCAGGATGATCTCGGAATCGTCGGCGGTGGCGAAGGCGCGCGGCCAGGTCTTCGCGAGCTCGCGGAGCGCGTACGGCTCCCATCCGGCGGGGCTGTCGCGCATCATCATGAGCACCTCGCCGCCGGTCTCGACCATGTGGCGGATCCGGGAATCGCGCCACATGATGCCGACCTTCAGCACCTGCTCGGCGGGCCAGTACACCGCGTAGACGGTGCCGATCGTCGGACGCTTCATGCCACACCCGCGATCACACGGAGCCGCCACTGCATCCATTCGTCGCCGTACACGCTGCATCCCATCTCCATCGCCACGGCCGGCGAGATCCGGATCCGGTTCAGACCCTCGAGGCGGTACCAGGCGAACTCGTGCGGGAAGTAGACGGGCACGCGCTCGGGGCAAGTCACCCAGCGGCGGACTTTCCACCCGTTCGCGAGCGCCTTCGTCTGCAGCTCGGCCTCGCACGCACCGTTGCAGATCATGCACAGCGCGAGCCCATCGACCGCAGTCGGGACGTTGCGGGATCCGCCGTTCCCGACCGCACGCCGGTGCTGGAAGGTCAGCTCGAGCGCACCGCACATCACACAGCGGTGGCCGTCGCGGGCATAGACACCCTGACGGGTGGCTTCGGTCGGCTTCGTCATGATGCCTCCTCCCAGTCGCCGAACATGGACGGCTGCAACGGCTTCCGCACCCGGGCGAGGATCAACGGCAGATGCGCCTCCTCGTACTCGATGAGCGTGGATTCCATGCCTTCGAGCAATGCCGCCTCGCCGGTCGTCCCCGATCCCGCGAAGGGGTCCAGGACGTGGCCACCGCGACGCGTGACCAGACGAACCAGCCACCGCATCAAGTCGAGCGGCTTCACCGTCGCGTGCGCGACACCGTCGACCTCGGGGCGCTCAGAGCCGGGCGCCTTCGCCTCGTAGCGGAACGTCGGGAAGAACCTCGATGCTCCCCCGGAGTCGCCGTAGGTATCGCCCGATACGACGTTCTCCGCGTCCTTGCCATAGATCGCGCCGCCGCGCGACTGCCTACGCGTACCTGCTCGCATCGTCCCGGAGCTCAGCAACCCGGACTGCCCGTCGAGGAGCGCTGCCTGTGACTCGTCGAGCAACACGTTCGGCGGAAACCTGCCAGCGTCGGGAGTCTCGTATGTCCCGGGCGTCGGCACCCATCCGTCGTCGTTCATCACGCCGAGCGCCGTGTTCCGCGTCGTGCGCACCTTCTGGCCCGGAACCCGCGTTGCGTCGATGTTGATCGCTCCGGTGCCGTAGGCGAGCACATTCGCCGCGACCGTGCCAGCGATCGGCTTGCGGGCGACGATGATCGGCTCGAACGCGGGCTTCAGCGCGGTCCCCCATCCCTCCCACTGCCGAGCCGCCTCGGTGTGCGCCGCGGTGATGGTGCGGTTTTCCGGATTGTCGGTGATCACAGATACCGAGCCAGAGCCTGTTCCTCGCCCGGTTGTTCGCTCGCCGATCACCTCTCGGGCCGCGAAGTTCTTCGACTCGACGGTGCGATCGGCGACCAGCTGTTCGATCCGTGCGGGGACCTCCGGGAGGTCCGAGCGGAGGCGATCGAACATGTCCGCCGTCGGAATCGCGGCCTGGATCTGAGTTGTCAGGTAGTGCCCACCCATGAAGCTGGAAGTGAGGTCGTCGATCCGCTTCGCGGTGATCCCGGTTGAGCGCATCCACGTCGTGAATTCGAGGGCACGGGCGCGACGCTCGTCGGTCGCGTCCATCTTGTCGATCGCCTTCGCGACATCCATCGACTTCGGGAATCCAGATCCGTACATCCACGCGATCGAGTCGCGAACCTCGAAGCCGGCGTCCTCGATCGCGACGGCGATACGGTGCCATGTGCGGGTGCCGCCGAATGCGAGGAGGTAGCCGCCGGGCTTGAGCACCCGGAAGCATTCGCGCCACATGTCGACGTCGTACGCGATGCCGGTGGAGTCCCACCCCTTGCCCATGAACCCGAGCTCGTAGGGCGGGTCGGTCACGATCGAGTCGAACGACGCATCCGGGATCAGCCGATCAGGGTTGTAGCCGAGCTCGAAGGGGTAGCCGAGCACGTCGGCGCCGAGCACGTCCTTGTTCGACCCGTGGAAGAGGCGGAAGCCACCATCCTCGTAGTGAAGCGTCATGATGCCACCGCCAGGAGGAACTCCGCGACGGCGTGGCCGAGGTCGCGCGCGGCGGGAGGCGTGACCGCGTTCCCAGCCTGCTTCACCTTGTCGCGCTTCGAGCCGAGCAGGGCGTAGTCGCGAGCGAATCCCATCCCTGCCTGGATCTCGTGCGGCTCGAGCATTCGGAACCCTGCGTCGTCGACGTCAAGGCTGATCGGCTGAGAAGGTGCGAGGACCGACTGATGACCGCCCGTCGTGAGCGTGCGCAGCACCTCATGCACGGGTGTCGACATCTCCGCGCCCCCGTTGTTGTTCCGCATGACGAGCGCGTGGTGGTTACCCTCCGCGCTCACCGTGTCGATCGGGTGAGTGCTCGGCTTTGCGACGCCATGGTTGCGGAGCGGCACGAGCAAGCCGTCTGCCTCCCGGGTCGTGACGGCGGGCATGGGACGACCGATCGGGCTGGCGTCGTTCCGCCAGGTCCCGCCAGCGGGGACGAGTAGCCCGGTCTCGTTGCGTGTCGACTGGGTGCGCAGCGGGTCGAGCGCGGATGCCGCGTTCTTCCCCTCGCGACCCTCGACCGGGATCAGCAGCGACGCGTGCAGCCCGCCGGCGACGATCGACGGCAGCGCATCGGACACCGGGCGTGAGCGGGACTCGTCCGCTCCGCTCAGGTTGTTCACGATCAGCGCGTGGTTCGCGCCGTCGGCGACGACCGTCGGCAATGCGTCATCGAGCGTCTGCGTGCGCTCACGCTGCCGGAACTGAGCGAGGAACGCCGGCGGCAGGGCGAGCCCATGCTCGGCCGAGCCCAGCTGAACCGGAAGCGGATCCTCCACGTCCGACACCCGCAGGTAGTTCGATCCCGTGGTCACGCCGTCGTAGGTGTTCCCGGCCGCCTTCGCGACGATCGGCGACCAGTAGCGTTCGATGCCGCGGCGGATCCGCTCGCGCGTCTTCTCGGCGAGTGGCTTCGCGCGGTCGCCGATGCGCGGCGCGGGCAGCGACCAGTCGATGATCGACTCGGCCGCGAGCCAGCCCGGCTCGATGACCTGGAAGCACTTGGGGCAGCGGTAGAGGTACTGCGCCCGGTAGCGGCCCCACTGCTCGGCCTTCTTGAACGCCTGGACGGCCTGCACCTCGCCGTGCTCGGGACACACCGCCATCGGACGGGTCCACTTCCCGACGTTCGGACCCGGGCGGTCCTTCGACGCGAGATCCTCACGCCACATCACGATGTACATCCGGTCTCTGGACTGCGGTGCGGGGAGCCCGCCGATCTGCGCGTGCATGCTGTTCAGCCACACGAACTGCATCCGGTACCCGAGTGAGCGCATCGCCATCTGCCACGCCTCGAACTGATCCCACCGGTACGCGTCGACGACGTTCTCGAGGATGATCGCCATGTAGCGGTGGTGCTCGGCGAAGCGCGGGATGTCCCACATGGTCGCTCGCGACCGGTTCGCCGCCTCGTCCGGGAGTGGGCGGGTGCCGTCGAGCTCGAACAGCGCCTGATCCTGCTGGCGCTGGCGTTTCACGCCCTTCGCGATCGAGTGGTTCGTGCACTCCGGGGAACCCCAGAGCACGTGTGTCTTCGGGAAGTACGCCGGGTTCACCTGCGAGATATCCGCCTGCGAATGGTCGGTCTCAGGGTGGTTGACCTGGTGTGAGTCGATGGCGAGCTTCCAGTGGTTCGCCGCGATGACGACGCGGTAGCCAGCCTCCACAAGTCCGCTGCTCGAACCTCCCGCGCCGCAGAAGAGATCGGTGACGGTGAGGCCGTTCCAAGGCACGGCGGGGTGTTGGTATCCGATCGGCTGCTGTTCGACGGCCGTCGCGGTGACGACGGTACGATTGCGCGCGGTCATCGGGTCACCCCCGATAGAGTGCGATCCATGGAGAACTCAGAGCTTTGGGCCGCACTCGCCGGTGCGGTGGTCGGCTTCTTGCTCAGCCTTTTGCCTCGACTCATCGACAGACACGCTCGCCACCGCGAAGCGCGAGCGGCGGCTGCGAATTCAGCGACCGAGTGGGCATATCGACTCGCGCTTGCGTCGGACAGCACATGGTCGCGCACCGCAGAGAAGTGGTCCGACGAGGCGGGCCTCACCATCGCGAAGTTCTCCGCCGCGCCGAGCAAGGGCAGCAAGTACCCGCTTGGCTGGTTCACTCGCCGCATCACAGCGTTGGTCAAGGACCGGGACACCCTCACGGCAGAAGAGAGGCTGACGATTGCCGCAGAGATCCGCGACGAGCTGGCGTCATGGGTGAGCACAGACTCACATGTGCACTGGTTTGCTGGGCAGCTAAAGAGCTGACTGTTCGACCGAGTCATCGGTGTGCTCCGAACTGCGCCGCGATCGCCCGGTTGATGTTGAGCATCGAATAGACCTTCGTGCGCAGCGCACGCTCGGTGCCCTCTGCGTAGTGGTACTCGGCCTTGACGTTGTGCCAGGCCTCAAGCTGCTCCTGCGCGTCCACGTCGGCCATCGCCCGAGCGAACGTGGCGGGCACATTGTTGCGCCCGTAGTGCGCGAGTTGGGTCTGCTTCCGCGCGATGTAGGCACGCTCGGCGTCGTACCGCCGGCCGTTGATTTCGAGCATCACGTCAGGCAGCTTCTCCATCAGCCCGTTGGCCTCTCGGATGAAGTACTCCATCTCGGTCGGGTTCGTGGGCCGGTACTCGAGCAGCTGCGCGCCCGCCTTGATCGCGAACGTCGCAGCCTCGGTCGTCATCACCTCGCCGGTGGCGGGGTTCGTGTACATCAGCGGCGTCCCTTCCTGCGGCGTGCGGCACGGCGGTCGGCGCGGTTCTGCGGCGGCAGGTAGTCACGCGGCGCGGGCCGCTCGACCGACTCCTGCTCGGGTTCGGGTTCTGGGGTCGGCGCGGTGGTGTGGTCGAGCGCCCACGCGGATTCGACGATCGCCTTGCGGCGGGCGCGCAGCGCGCGGTGACGGGCGGTGCCGGCGGCGTTCGGAGTGAACGCGCGCGCCGCGCGGGCGTCCGCCTCGACCTGGTCGATCTGGTCGACCGTCTCGGCTGCGGCGATCTCCGCATCCCAGTCGCGCTCGACCGGCGCGTCGGGCTCAGGCGTCGGTGACCCGGCAGGCAGGTCGCGCTCGTCGACCTCCTCCTCGATGCGGATGTCGCCGAGCAGGTCGCGGAATGTCTGCCGAAAGGCGACCATCCGCACGGTGCGGCCGAGGTGCCGCATCGGCGAGCGGTCCCACTTCCCCGACCACTCCTCGGACGCTGCGGGGTACTGCTCGGCCCAACGGATCGTGACCTTCGTCGGGACCCGCACCTCTTTGCGGTACACCTCGACGCGCGCGAACTCCGGGTGCGCGATCAGCACACGGACGGGCTCGCCGCTCAAGTCGAGTTCGAGCGTCGGCGCCCATGCCTCGATCCAGGTCTCGCCGTCGTCGGAGAACTCCACCGGGCCAGTGCCGTCCCAGAGGCCGGAGGCGTGAACGATGTGCTCGACCTCGCCGATCGTCTTCTTCTCGATGAGCTCAGTTGTCGACATTCTCGACCTCCTGGAATCGCAGCGTCGTGCGTCGGTTCGTCTTCGGGTAGTGCTTCAGTGCGGAGGCCTCGATCAGTGCGAGCTCGACGCGCAGTGACTCGGCGTGCGCGTGCACCTCGGGGGATGCGGCCTTCCATGCGGCCTCGTCGATCGAGGTCGACTCGGTCACGGACGACTGGAAGCCGCCTCCTGCGCCCATGCCGACTGCGCCGAAGCGCGCGGCGTGCGGGAGCTTCGCGATTGCCTTCTTCATCTCGTCGGCCGCCTTCTTCTCGGCGGCGGCGGCGATGTCGAGGCTGCGCTTGAGGGGTGCCCACTTGCTGAGGGCCGCGTTGACCTCCGCGGGCAGGTCGTCGACGTCAGGGCATCCGGCTTCGCGCCATGCGATGAAGTCGTCCGCTCGCTCGACGAGGTAGGCGATCATCTCTTCGTCGCGAGGGACCGGGATCCACGTCGCGCCGTCGATGGGCGGCATGTCGTCCTCGTCACGGACTTCGAAGCCGTAGAGCGCGTAGTCGGCGCCGAGCACGTGGATCTGCCACTGCATCTGCGCCATGTGCTCGACCGGGATCGCGTCGGACTTCCAGCCGAACTCGTGGGACTTGACCTCGACGACGACGAGCGCGCCATCCTGGTCGACGCCGATCGCGTCCGGGGTTGCACGGTGCAGGTCGTTCTCGGCGGCCGCCCAGAGTGCGCCGTTCGGGGTGAGTGACGCGAGGCGCTCGGCGGCTTCGTCGAGCAGCGCGGCCTCGCGAGCATGTCCGGCGTTCGTCGCCTTGTTGCCGCGGAAGGTCGAGCCATTCATCTTCTGCTCGACGATCGTGCGGCGAGCCTTGATACCGGCCCGAGCGATCTTCCACGCGTCGGAGGCGGTGACGCCCTCGCCGCGCTCGAGCATCCAGACGGTGCGGGGTGCGTCGTCCGGGACAACGATGCGGGCGGCGGTGATCTGCGGCGTCATGGCTGGTCCTTCGTGGGGATGAGTTCGAACGTCTGGGAGTCGGTGGCGACGACCTTGTAGCGGCCGGCGTCGATGGGCTCGCCCGCGGCGAGGTGGTCGAGGATCTCGCAGGCGAAAAGGTCATCGGTGAGGCGCTCAATGAGCGGGTGCTGCAGGGTGAAGGTGCCGTCGTCGAAGGCGCGCACGACGTGGTCGTGGCCTCCGGTGACGTCGACGAGCACGGCGAGCGCAACGGCAGCATTGTCGGCGGCAATCGCCTGACGCTCGGCGGGTGCGAGGTACTTGCGGTGGGTGGTCATGTGCTTGCGCAGCCCCTCGGCGACGAGGGCGGTGATGACGTCGAGCGACTGGCTCACGAGGCGTCTCCCTCCGTGCGGAGGCGGAGCAGCGTCTCCATGAGACCGTCGGTCGTGATGAGCACTGTGCGTGCATGGGCACCGTCCGCGGGGCCAACCACTCCCGCGCCTTCCAGAAGGTCGACCAGTCGGGCGGCCTTCGCGAACCCCACGCGCAGTTTCCGCTGCAGCATCGAGGTCGACGCGAACTGTGCGGACACGACCAGCTCGGCGGCTGCGACCAGCAGATCGGTGTCGACGTCCTCGGCGGGACTCGGCTCGGGCTCGTCCGTCGAGTTGGCGCCAAAGGTGACGGTGACGCCTTCTTCGCGCATGCGCTGGATCGTCTCGCCGAGCTTGTCCTTCACCCCGAAGTCGAAATCGAGCGTGCCGTCGCCGATTCGTTCGGCGCGGGTGCGCGCCATGATGTCGAGCACGTACTCGGCGTCGTCGGCGTCCTGGATCGGTTCGACGAACAGCACACCGGCGGTCGGAGTGATCTCGCCGCCGCGGGTGTAGTCGATGTCCTTCTTCGCCGTGTCGATCACCATCACGACGAGGTGGCGGCGTTCGGGGTGCTGGACGAGTTGCGCGTGCAGGCGCTCCATCCCGTTCGCGTCGAACTCTTTCGGCAACGCGGCCGACAGCTTCACGGTCATGGTCAGTCCTTCCCGGGGGTGAATGCGGCGACGAGGATTGCCAGGCTGATGAGGAAGCCGAGGTCGGCCCCGTTGACGACGGGATCGGCGATCGCGGGGATCGCGCAGAAGACGGCGAGCCCGCCGCCGGTGATGAGCAGGACCCAGCGCCAGGGGGCGAGGGGCCAGATGCTCCGGCGTTCGGGGACGACTCGGGTCGTGTCGGTGGTGACGCTCAGGTGCGCAGTCGCAGGGCGCGGCTCAATGAAGTCGCTGCCCGCTGCGGCGGTGTCGTCGGTACTCTGGTCGGTAGGCATCTACAGTGCCTTTCTCTTCAGGTGGGGCGTCCGTTGCAGCGGGCGCCCCGCTTTCGTGTGTGGGGTCAGTGAGTGAGCGCGCCGGCACCGAGCCGGACGCGGAGGCGCTCGACGCCCTTCGGGGTGATGCGCACCTGTGGGGCGGAGGGCACGAGGTCGCCGGTGTCGCGGTCGCGGTACGGGGCCATCGCGCGCACCTTGATGAGTCCGGCGTCGACCGCGCGGGCGTACGGTGTCCACCGCTGCTTCTCACCGCGGTAGATCCAGCCGAGCTCGTGGAGCGTGTCGAACAGGCGCTGCGGGCCGGTCTCGATTCCGGCGCGGGAGAGCATCGGGGCGACGTCGCGCACGGCGTAGTCGGTGCCGGCGTCGGCGATCTCTTCCCATGCCTCGGCCATCGGTGCGAGCACGGCGATCTGCTCGTCCTTCCGCGCGATGATCTCCTGCGCCTGTACGACGGTCCGCGCCATCAGCTGCTCAGGCGACTCGACGGCGTAGGAGCCGGTGCGGCGGATCGACGGCACGACCTCGTGCGTCACCCACCAGCGGAACCGGCGGGCCTCGGGCTTGTCCGATCGGATGACGACTTCGTACATGCCTGCTTCGGACACGATCGTCACCGACCGGCGCTGACCACCCGAGCTGATATCCGTCTGACGGATATCAGCCTCGTCGAGTCGCGCCGCGACGTTGCCGGAGTTCGCGATCCCGAGCACGCCGCAGATGTCGGCGAGCACGAACCACAGGTCACCGTCGAACGACAGCGTCCTGACCTCGCGGTCGGCGTACTGGAACACCTCGATCACGCTCATCGTCCGTTCCCCACTCCGTCGAGGCGGTCGAGGCGGCTGAGATCCGGCTCGGTCGGGGCATCCGTCCCCACGGCGCCCCGACCGGCGGAACCCGAATCCCCAGCGGGCAGACCGGCACCCCAGCGGCCGGAATCGATGAGCTTCTGTGCGAACATCCAGACGACAAGACCGAGCACGCCCGCAGCGCTGAACAGATCCAGGTGGCCGCCGACGGTCCAGCCGAACGCGAGTGCAGCGACTGCCATCCCGACCCACTTCGCGCTTACGAGTGCGCGGATCACGATGCCACCGCCAGCACGTCACCGATCCGGTCGACTGCTCCCGCCGCAGCCCGAGCGTCGCGCTGAGCGAGATTCTCGAGGATGCGCGCCGCGATGTCGCCTGAGCGACGCCATGCGGCATCGGAGGGCTCGGTGTGGGCCATGACGGCAGCGGGGCTCACGATGCCACCGCCAGGGGTGCGAACGCGCTCGGCACGAACGCCGCGGGAGATACCCCAATGCACTCGGCAATGAGCAGCAGCTCAGTGAACGAGAACTCCGACTTGCCCGCGGCTTTGCGGTTCAGGGTCGGATACGGGATGCCCGTCTCATCCGAGACGGAGACCTTAGTGCGGCCCGCGGTCTTGATGGCGGACTCGACGATCGAACCGACTTCCGAGGCAACTGAATTGATCATGTGGTCAATCATCCTCATCACACGATCAACCGTCAAGTTAACCAAGTTATCAATCTAGACAATTGAGTTGACTCCCGGCATACTTAGACCCGTGAACAACACACGAGAGCGCGGAGAGCTGTTCGGTCGATACGTCGGCCTCGAGTTGAAAGGGGCCATCGTGTCCCGGTCGCTGACCGCCAAGGCCGTCGCCGAACGGATCGGCCGAGCTGACGCCAACCTGAACCGGTGGCTCAATGGCAAGACCGAGATTCCGATCGCCGTGGTCTGCGAAGTCTGCGAAGTGCTCGACCTCGAACCGCGCACGATCGTCGAGCACGCCTACGACCGAATGATCGAAGAACTCGGCGAGCGCGATGCCCCGGCAAACGTGACGCAGCTCCGACCGCGCGATGTCCCTGCTCCCGTGCAGGATGAGCGAGCGGTCGCGAAGAAGAAGTCGCGCGACCCCGGAGGGGACGAGGGGGAGTTCTGAATGGACTCGAAGATTCTTGAGCTGTACGACGGGCTCGACTCGATCGGCGTGCGAGTCGAGTTCTGTGATCTGCCAGCCGATCGTGACGGCGAGTACCTACACGACGAGCGGCTGATCCGTATTCAGCACGACTTGCGGTTCCGACGCTATGTGAGCACGCTCGCGCACGAGGCTTGTCACGCTGCATTTGGAGACACCCCGTCGATGTTCGGCCCGCTCAACGCGAAGCAGGAGCGGCGGGCAGACGAATGGGCGGCAATGCGCTTGATCGACCCCCACGACTACCGCGTTGAAGAAGCGCGGCACGAGGGACACATCGAAGCAATGGCGATCGCACTGCACGTCACCACGGACCTCGTCGATGCATTCCGCCGAGTGCTCGTCCGCATCGGCGAGGACGTCTACGTCGCGCCGAAGATGGGCGCCGGACAATGGGCGCACCGTATCGGGGTGGCATAGTGCCGAACGCCCGCGCCCGGCTCGCTGCGGCACCGTCGCGACGGCGCGGACTCGGGATGATCCGTGTCTCGCGCGAACGCGACGGCATGACCTCGCCCGAAGTGCAGCGTCATGCGATCGAGTCGTATGCCGGTTCGAACGGTATCGACATCGTCGACTGGGTCGAGGGCATCGACGAGACCGGTTCGCGTGCACGTTCGGCATGGTGGCCGCGGCTCGACCAGTCCATCGAGCGGCTCGAGGCCGGCGAGTTCGAGGTCATCGTCGTCTGGAAGTTCTCGCGCACGGCGCGCCACCGCCTCCGGTGGGCGGTTGCCCTCGACCGAGTCGACGCACTCGGCGGCGGCCTACTCTCGGCAACCGAACCGATCGACGATCGCACCTCCCACGGCCGCCTCGCCCGCGGCATGGTCGGCGAGTTCAATGCCTATCAGGCCGACCTCATCGGAGACACCTGGCGCGAAGCGCACGCCCGGCGATTCCGAGAGGGCAAGCCGATCAACGGCAAGCCGCGATTCGGCTACGCGTACTCCCCGACCGATGGCTTCACCCCCGACCCGATCACCGGTGCAGTGCTCGCCGAGACCTATCGTCGCTACATCTCGGGTGAGAGCGTCTACGCCCTCGTCCGATGGCTGAACTCCGGGCCGACGCGCACCGTTGGCGGCTACGGCGGCAACGGTGATGGCCTGTGGTCGGAGCGCACCCTGCGGCGCGTGCTCGACTCCGGGTTCGCCGCAGGCATCATCACCTATCAGGGCGAACAGAAGCGCGGCATCCACGAGCAGCTCATCACCGACGAGGAGTGGAGCGCGTACCTCGAGGCTCGCGGCCGCCGTCGCGTGTACCGACGATCCGAGCGCTCGACCTACGCCTATTCCGGCATGGTCTGGTGCGCGTGTGGATCGAAGATGCATGGCGGCACTCACAGTCAGGACCGCGCACAGTCGTACCGGTGCAAGGACGGCAAGGAGAAGGGCACACATGACGGCGGCTACGTCGCTCAATCGCTCATCGATGACGCCGTGCGCGAGTGGTTGGCCGAGCACGAGGCGCGGATCAGCGCCGAGGTCCGGGCTGGCATCGAGCGACGTCCTCGACGTGTTGCGACGGACCCGACCGCCGACCTGAAGCGGCAGCTCGCGGATATCGCCAATCGGCAGGTGATTCTCGCTGAGCAGCGCCTCAGCATGGGTATGCCGCAAGCCGCGTACGAGACGCTGCGGGACCGCTACGCCGCGCAGGCGACTGCGCTCGAGCAAGAGCTCCGAACCACCGAAGTTCAGAAGTCTGCGCCGCTGCGGGTGCTGCCCGTCCTCCTCGAGCGGTGGAGCGACCTCACCGTCGAAGAGCGCCGGGAGTACCTGCGCTCGCTCATCGCACGAATCGAGGTCACCCCCGGTCGACCGCACGCCCGCATCGAGATCGTGCCGCACGACTCCTGATTCTCCGCAGTGGGATCAGGACACAGTCACGAACGTGACGAGCACCCATCCGGGAACGTCACCCGCTTCGTCGTCGATGAAGGCGCGGAACCGGGTCTTGACGTCATGCCACCGGCGTCGCCGGTGCTCCTGTGTTCGTGCGGTCATGGTGGTCCTTTCGTCGGGCGG